TAAATATGCTTGAAGAGCCTCTTGCGATTCTATAATACCTCTACCACCTGCACCCACAGCTGCTGGTATATATACACTTGGTCTAGAGGCAGATTGTGCTAATCTACCAGTTACATCAAATACATTTGGATCTCTACTTATAATCTCTCCTGTAGTAGGATTTATTTCAGGAACTGGTGCATTAATATTTGCAAATATATTCTTGCTTACTTCTCCTGAAGGTTGGAATTGTACACCTGTAGCAGATAAATTATTTAAAGATTCTGCTGTATCTTGAAATGCTTTTCCAACTATTTGTCTTTTTTGTGGATCAGATAATTCTGTGCCTAACTCTGCTACTATGTCAGAACCTTCTGCTAACGCTGTTTTTGCAGCTTCTGAACCAGCTTCTGCAAATTCCATACTTGCCTGAGCACTTTCTCCAGCACCTTTTAAAAATTGACCAACAGCAAATCCACTTAAA